CCAAGAAGGCGAGGACTTTCGATTGCTCCTCTAAGTTAGTGTTGCTAAACTCAGTAATATAGGGCATTAACTCAAAATTAGATAGTAGATTACTATATTTAGTCTCCCTGCCTTTTAGGAATTGCTCGGACTGGTCTGAGCCACGTTCCTTATAACGCTGTTCTAAGAGATCCTTCGGAGCCTTCAAATAGACCACCTGCAATTCGGTGTTCGGGAGACCCATACAGAACTCCAAGAAAGATTGATTGAAGACTCGATCTCCTTCGAAAAGGATGTTGCAGTTATTGGAGGCGATCCATTCCTGTAGGTTCGGCTGGACTGCCATCGATAGGCGATCTGTTCCTGCGAATGTTTCACCTTCCTCATACTTACCCAAAATGTAAAGATCTCGATCGACATTGTACTGAGCAGAGACTAACTTAGCTGGCTCGCCCACGATCCATTGTTTATTTTCCATATACTTACGGAACAGCGTGGTCTTACCAGTTCCAGGTTGACCACCAACTGCGATGATCTTTCTGGTCTTGACAGTGTTCTTAATCAGCTGAACACTAATCTCATCTACCACTCCGAATTTATCAAACATTTTTAACTTCCTTTATAAAATCAATCAACTCTTCTTTGTTGAATACCCAAACCCTTGCACGGAAAGATGTTTCGTCGTGATTGAGATCTTTCTTTTTAGTAAACCTTGCCTTTTCAACTACACGTTCGGATAGCATCTTTGCTAGATTATGCTTGATGATCTCATTGTAGTCAACAGTTTCTTTTAGTTTCATCAACTCATGTTCAGTCACTCTGTGTTCAACCACAACTTCATTCATTTCGAATTCGTCTAGTATTTGTTCTGGGCTTTTAAATATATTAGGGCTAGTAATAGGATTAGGAACAGTCCAATTCCCAGCAATAACACCTTGCCCTACAGCACCAGTAGATACAAGAAGTTTTCCAGAATCACCACTACCAATAGGAATCAATCCTTTGGCAGTCACTACACTCATATCATCATCCATTAGAAATTCTCCAATCCAATTAAAATAGGTTCTTCATCATCATACATCCACTCAAGATTCTCTAACTTACCAGTTCGAATAAAGTTAGGGAATCTTTCCTTATCAATACCATATTTGTCATCTAATCTAAAGTCAATGGTTTCATTTCTAGCATCCCATAATACCTGCCACTCAATACCATACCATCCATCTTTCTCAGCCTGAATGATTTCTTCTGCCTGTCTGTCAAGATAATAACCAAGATATCTTCCATGGTGTTCTCTAAAGATCTTCTTAAAAGAACAAAGACAGGTTTCCATTGTAAAGAAATCTACTTGATTGGTTAGTTCAGGATGCCTGATCTTAACTTCCTGTAGAATCTCTCTCGCTTTCGACTCAAGGTTCGCATAATCTGCTCCAGTGAGTTTTCGATCCATATCGTCATCTCTGCCGACGGCAAGCAGAAGTCCATTACGATGAGAACGAGAGCCATCAAAATCATCCAGCATGAGAGAAGTTGGATTGACACGAATGCCAGCAGTATGCTTAAGATGCTGAAGATAAAACCAAGTGGAATAACGACCAAACTTATGCAGGCTAGACTTAAGGACTTCCCACAAAGAATCAAAGTTCTCTTCCTCCGTATATCCATAGTAACTTTCCAATGCCTCACGCTGTGTTCTCTTGCCAATAAAGTTTTGATATGAAGCAAACATCGCAGGAAGATGACCTTTGTTCCACTTCGTGTCAGTTTGATATCTTAGTCGTTTGTAGTTAGTAGTATTCCACTGAGTAATACGATCAACAGTTGCTAATTCAAAGTCTGGGAATTCATTCTTCAATACCCATGCAGTTGGTAACTGATAGGTGTTACCATACAACCATGCGAACCAAATTCGTTCTTCATCGTTGTGTTCATAACGATCGTGAAGATAGTTCGTACACCAAACTGCTGGATCACAGTCATCATACTTTAATGACCATGCGTACCAGCGAATGAATGCTTCAGTTCTGTTTTCTTGTAAACGATAATCCATTATAGGAATTCTTCTAAGGATGGTTGGTTCATCAGTGCATCTCTGAGCCATGCTTTACCAACAGCATCAATTGCTGCCTGTGTCTTCGCTTTCTTCTTATCACCCCACTTGTAGGATTCTAGTCCTTCAGCGAGGAATTGCTCTCGTGCTTTGTAAGGTGGAAGTGCCTGAAGTGGATTCACAATAGCATTATTACGATAGGTTATTTGCTCTGCTCTCGTAGGAAATAGTGGTTGGTCAGATCTGAGAGAGCCAGTTGGATCGACTGCCCAGAAGATGAGACCATTTTTATTGTGCCATGTAACGGAAGATGGAGTGCATGAGATTTTGAGTCGTTGGGTCTTTCGTTCTTCGACTGCATACTTGATCCATGCGTCCCAGCATTTTGATGCATAACCTTTACCTTCTTTTCCTTGCAGTGTAACAATCTCGTATAGGTTCGCATAACCATCACGATTAAATGTAGCAAAAATCAAACAAACAATTTCACCATTGTCTTCATAAACTAATGGAAGCGACTTCTCGTAATTATGGAAACGAGTCCACAATGAATGTGCAGCCGATAAGAACTTTGTGTTCTTACCAGCTGGACTATTTTTGATAAGGTCTTCTACCTTTGTTGAATTAACGAATAACATCTGACTGATAATCTATTGCGTTTGGAATATCTACTCTTTCAATCATAAGAGCAAGTTCACCATCGAATGTATTGTAATGATTCATAAGAACATTGATTGGAAACCCACCAACTTCTGCTCGCTCAGGCACATCTGCCGTAGAGGTAATTATACTACCGCAATGGATATTTGTCAAATATAATGGTCGCTTGCCATTACGATAGAAACGCAACCTACCATCTGCATAGAGTTCGCAAACAGCCATTGATGCATCTGGAAATTCTCTCAATGGATCATCAGAGTGCAAGACCAATTCAGAATCATTCTTAGTTTCAAAGGTGTAGGGATAAATGTTACCCCAGTTCTCAGGAAGTTCTTGTGTGATAACTCCATTGTGAACAATGGACTTCACTTCATTTGCTAGCGGTTGATTATAAGATAAATCGCTAGTGCTGTATCTACAATGACCAATAAGGTAAAGAGTACCGTCTCCATTAACCATCTCCTTCATATTATCAATATGCATATGTATGTCAACAAACTTGTCAGCAGGAATTGCATCTTTGATTGTGACGACTTTATCACTCCAATGTGGGAGGAATGAGATTCCTGTAGCATGCATTCCTCGAATACGAGACTCGAGGAATACTCTACGGATCATTTCAAAATCCTCTTTACGAGGATCTTTAAGAACAGCACCAATGATTGCACACATTATGCAAAGAACTCCTCTAGTGCATTCTTGGTTGATGGATGATACTTATCAAGCATCTCTTGACCATTCTTTCTATCACGCAAGAAGTCATACCACTCTTGTTCATCCCACATTCCTGGAGTGACACCATTCCAAAGATGACGATCTTTATGCTCTGGATGTTCTTTGTTTAGTCTGCGTGACTCAACATACTCATAGCGTGCATCTTCGTATTCTTTCGTACCAAGTTCAAGCATCTTCTCACGGAAGTAACATACCAAGCTAATGCGCTCTGAACCTTCTGGACAAACAATCGGAGTATTGCCATGCATAACTTCGTGGTTGTTGATCAAAAGCAGGTCACCTGGACGTGGGTTAACTGCAACACGGTACTCAGGTGCAATAAGATAACCACCAGTATATCTACCATCGTTTGACAATGTCAATAGATTCGAAAGACCTGCATTCAAATCACCTGCGTCGTAATGTGCAGCAGTACGGAATGTATTGTTAACAGTGATAGTGGTGAATGGAGTTTCTGGAACTAGGAATTCTTTATCGATCTTATTTGCAGCTTCCATCTGTGCTGCATATCGAACAGGAAGCAAGTCCTTGAAACCTTTAGCCAACTGTTGCAGGAATGGATAAGCCATCTTAAACTTATCAAAGTTGTTGGCAGTATAAGAAGTGGCACGACCATAAGGAATACGAGGATAACGATCGAACCAACCAGCAATGCCAGAAAGAACACCATTAGCA